AAGCACCGGCTGGGCCAGCTACATTAACAATCGCCTTTGGTTTGCCCGCAACAAAGACACGGTGGCCATTTCCGATGTGCTCAACGCCGATTTGTATGACCCGTTTTTCAGCAGCTTTCGCGCCGGCGCCGGGGGCGATGATCGCATTGTCGCCGTGCATCCTTGGATCGAGGGTCAGGCGCTGGTTTTCTGCAGGAAGTCGATTTGGCTGGCCAATCTAAACCAGTTTTCCTCGACGGACGGCAGCGACTTTTCGGTCGATACTCCGGTGAGCGGGTTGACTTTGCTGACCAACGAGATTGGCTGCTCGGCCCGCAACACCATCGCTACCGCCGGTCAGTTTGTGTTTTTCCTGTCAGACAGCGGCATCTACCGCCTCGATAGCCGGTTGGATTTGAAGCTGCGCGGCGAGACGCGACCACTGTCTGAGCCTATTGCGGACCTGTTTGCTTTGGTCGATCCGGCCCGCGTGGAGGAGTCGGCCACAGCCGCCTGGCACAACAACCGATACCTGATCGCCCTGCCCACCAGCCCCGAGCCGCTGGACGGCAACGAGCTGGTGATGGCCTACAGCGCCCTCAACGAGCAGTGGGAATATCGTGATGTGTTCCCACCGAACGCGGCGGTGAACCAGATCATCGTGGCGTCCTACGATAACGCCAAGCGAGTCTTTACCAGCCCCCGTTCCGGCAACCTGTATCTGCTTGAGGAGCAGGAAAGCGGCGAGGACGACTCTTACTTTGGAAGCCCGACCGCATCGACCCCGGTGACGGGCGTGATTACTACGCGGCGCCTTGACTTTAAGGACATGCACAGCAAGCGGTTCCTGCGCTCGATTGCGGATGTGGTCATCCCGAACGGCGCGACCGTGACGGCCATGGCCAGCACGATCAACCCCGATGCGGAGCAGCAGGTTGTTGGCGCCATCACCAATACGACGGGCGGCGAAGAGGACTACAACATGAAGTCTCCGATCCGGTTCAGGGCGCATGCCGTCGAAATGACTTACGAGACATCGGGCGGGCGGCCTGAGATTCGCGGCGTGGCCGTGGAGGCATCGCCCAAATCGCTCCCATCACAAGAAACCAGAAACGCAGCATAATCTATGGCAAGTTACGAATACACATTTCAATCTGGCGAGTCACTGACTCCGACCAAGCTCAACAGCGCAAGGACGGTAAGCGACATCGTCAATGCGGACATCTCGGCAAGCGCGGCGATTGCGTTAAGCAAGCTGGCAAGCGTCACGGCCGGATCTGTCCTTATGGGCAACGCCAGCAATGTGCCGACGGCCACGGCGATTACTGGGGACGTAACCTTAACGAGTGCTGGTGTGACGGCCATTGCTGCCGGCGCAATTGTTAATGCCGACATCAACGCCACGGCGGCCATCGTTGACACCAAATTGGCGACGATCAGCACGGCCCTAAAGGTCGCCAACAGCGCGACCACAGCGGCCAGCGCCAACACGGCCAGCGCCATCGTGGCGAGGGACGCCAGCGGAAATTTCGCGGCCGGAACAATCACGGCGACCCTGACCGGCACGGCTTCTGTAGCGACAAATATCGCCGGCGGCAGCAACGGATCGGTGCCATACCAAAGCGGGTCATCAACGACCGCGCTTCTCGCGGCCGGCTCGGCCGGACAGGTGCTCACGTCGAACGGCTCCAACGCTGCGCCATCGTGGCAGGCGGCGGCAAACGTCAACACCAACGCCAATAACCTGACCGGTGGATCGGCGGGGACAGTGCCCTACCAATCGGCAGCCGGAACTACGGAAATGACGGCCGCAGGCACTTCTGGACAAGTCCTGCAATCAAATGGCACGGCAGCGCCAACATGGAGAACCATTGCTCCGTATGGAGTGAAAGCATGGGTGCAAATCGACATGACATCCATCAGTGGCACATATTCTCAGACCGGCACATCGACAGTGACCATCACAATCACTGGGCACGGGCTGACAACGGGGCAAAATGTTGGAGTCAATTATACTTCGGGTGGGCTTAATACAAACGCAGCCGGTCAAGAAGGAGACACAACAGTTACGGTCGTAAACGCTAACTCTTTTACCGTTACAGCATCTTCTGGAACAAATTCTGGAAATGTCAGCATTTTTGTGGGGCCAACGATTATGGGGAGCGGCAATGTAAGCAGCATTACAGACAATGGCGTAGGCGATTACACCGTGAATTACTCGTCGGGAACATTTAGCAACGCGAATTATGCAGCAGTGTTTGTTTCGGGCACGGACTGCGCGGCAATAAATTCAATCACTTCTTCGGCAACAAGATTGACCAACCAGACTAGAAGCGGCACTGCCCAAGACGTGGACGTTTGCCTTATTGCAACAGACCTATAACTATGAACAAACGAATCATATATCCAACAGAAGATGGTAGAGTTGCCGTGATTATACCGGCCAATTCTGGAGCTTCCATGCAGGAGATCGCAGACAAAGATGTGCCGCATGGAAGACCATACAAAATTGTAGAAGAGTCGGAGATACCGGCTGACCGCACATTTAGAAACGCTTGGGAGTATTTGCCATGAACATAGCTATCAACATCGAAAAAGCAAAAGACATCTGGCGCGACAAATGGCGGGAGGCCCGCCGCCCACTACTGGAGCAGCTCGACGTGCAATTCATGCGCTCGGTGGAAGCGCAAGACACCGCAGAGCAGGCGCGGATTGCCGGACTCAAGCAGCAGCTTCGTGACGTGACGCTGACGGCGCTTCCCGATTCTGTGGACGAGATCAAGCAAGTGTGGCCCGCAATTCTCAACGAAGGAGCAATCTAATGGCAACCGCAGCACAACGAGCAGCAGCACAGGCCGCGAGGCGCAAGAGAGAGGCGGCGCGGAATGCGCCCAAGGCAAGGCCGAAGGGTCCGCAGCCTGGGCAAAACATCAGCGCCCCGGCGATCGCCGCCGAAGGGCGTAATCTCGCCGCTGAAAATGTCGGTTTCATCAACCAGAACCTGCCCACCACGGCGAACACTTTCACCGGCTTGCAGCAGGGCCAGATCGACGCGCAGGCGGCGCGTCTGGACAACGCCTACACGCAGGACGCCCGCGCACAGGTCAACCAGTCATTCACCGGCGCCGATCAACTCGGCAACATGGGGACGCGCACCGTTGAGATGGGAGATGCGGCGGGCCAGCAGATTTCCTCGCTGGCGCCGCTCGCGCAGCGGCAGGCGGGCTTTGCGGCCGACAATATCTACGGACTGGCGCCACAGGTGACGCAGATCGGCGATGCGGCAGCCGCCAACGTCAATGCTTTGGCTCCACAGGTGGTCGGCATCGGTGACGCGACGGCAGCAAACATCAATGCGCTGGCGCCACAGGTTACTCAGATCGGCGATCAATACATGGGCCAGATCGGCGGACTGGGGGGTATGCTTGCAGATCAAGCACGCCAGGGATTTGCGACCTCTGGCCCGACAAGCATCGAGCAATCTCTCTATGACCAAGGACAAGCGGATCTGGCTCTTGGTCGCTCATTGTCGGCCGGCGAGCTGCGTGACGCCACGCAGTCCGCTCGGCAAGGCATGGCAGCACGCGGCATGGCGACCGGAATGGGCGCCCTCGGCGCGGAGCTTCTAAACCGGGACCGCTTCGCCAATCAGCGTCTTAATCAACGCCGCTCCTTTGCTGCCGAAGCAAACAATCTGCGCGAGAAAAACGTCATGGATCGTCGCACTGCTGCTGGCGACATGGCAACGGAGAGCGGCAATCTGTTCGACACCGCCGGGCGCCTCGGCATGACCGGCCGCGAAATGACGGGACGGATGTTTGACGCGGCAGGCCGCGTCGGCATCGCGGGACGCGAAGCTGCTGGGCAACTTTACGATACCGGCGGGCGCCTCGGCATGACCGGCCGCGAAATATCCGGGCGTCTTTACGACGCCGGTGGCCGCATGAATGTGCTCGGCACGCAGACTGCCGGAGATTTGATGGCTACGGGCAACCAGGCCGCGATGCAGGGAAGGCAAGTGGGTGGAGCATTACTCGGTGAGGCGGCGCGTGTTCGTCAGTCCGGCGCCACAGCGCTCGCCAACCTCGACCCCTATTCCCGCGCAATGAGCGCCGGTATCAACATGGGTCAGTTCAGCGGCCAAGCCGCAGGCAACATGCTCAGCAACCAGCTAGGCGGGATGATCGACCTGTCTGGTAATGCGGCGACGTTTAATACGAATCGTCACGACAGCCTTTACAATAACTATCAGAACAATCGGGGGGCGATGCGTGCGGCGAATATGCAGGCGGGTGCCCAGCAGAACGCGGGCATGATGGGGATGTTTGGTGGGATCGGCGGCGGTGCGCTCACCGGAGTCGGGTTGGCACTCTAATATGGACAAACTTGTCGCAGACACTTGCCGCAAGGCGGAACGCTGGCTCAATGAGTT